GACGTAAGTCCTGCTCACACTGCAGATACTGCACCATGGCCTGGCGTGTCCTCCTAGGAGTACACTCCAAGTTGATCTTGCTCCACATCAGTGTGAACTGACGTATTGCGAAGATCGCATGGACATCAGGATCTGGCAGCAATCGGCCAGTACCAGGGCTGAACACACGCTCAAGGAAACCCCTTAGAAATAGGGGGAGACCTCTCCGACGCTTAAAACCGGCGAAGGAGCTGTGAGCGACATAACCTCGGTCGAGACTTTTTTCGAAGTCCTTTCCGAAGTTAGCCAGGCCTATCGTAAGAAACGATAGGCCCTCGTGTTCAGTCCGACGAACGACTGTTTTATAGTCGTTCGCGGTGCTTGTGGCGCATCTCGTCCCCAAATCAAAGAGGACGACCTGAGCGAGCATGATCAGGCTTTTCAACAGCTCCGCCTTTCTGTGCGGTAGGTGTTCCTCAGCCATGTCTCAATGCAGTAAGAACTTGATCAACCCGTGCTGGCGTGAGCCATCACGGATCAGTTCTCTCCACCCAGCAACTGGGTGACCCTGGCTCCCGTACTGGCAGTGAGATACGCCACAAGGGCGTCCACCACTGCTTTTGCTTCTGCAACGGAGTATCCGTTGACAGGAGTGTCAACGACAAGAGTACAGCTCATGCTGCTCTTGACGTTTTGACTCGGTGTCATTGGGTCCGCAGAGATCTTCGAGTTCGAGAGCCGCAGAGCACGGCGGGTCCGACGGCCATATTGATGGCTGACGGATAGGAGAGTGGTGTTATCGGCTGAGCCGAACGCACCACTGTTCGGGCCACTACTAACCCTCGGAAGAGGAATAGCAGTGCCACCGACCGTGACTGACTGTGGGTCTGCATAAGACATAGCAATGCTCCTTCAGGCTCGGATCCGAGGCTTTCTCGGAGTCCGGGGTGGTCTCTTGTAGCCCTTTTGAGGCTTCAATCGAGGCTGGGGTGGTTCATCCAGCCGGAGACCGCGGGGTGTCTTGGTTCCACCAAGAGCCCCTACGATGGCCCATTGTTTCGGACTGAGGTCCGAAAGGTCAAGACCAAAGCCATAAGGCGTTGCGCGGGTGCGAGTCTTACTATCTACTGTAAGATAGCACCTCACCGAATCGAGACGTTCGCCTTGAAAGTCGATCATCCCGAAGGTAATGACTTCGCGACGCACCTGATAATGGTGCATCACGTAGCCATATCGCAACGAAAGGCTGTCGCTGGTTAATGCATCGGCATTCTGCGCAACCGCAGAGAAGTTGCCGAACCAGTCGAGCATCCAGGACCATGGGGTTAATTCCCAGAGCACAGCAGGCGATAAACGCGTGCCCAGCAGGCGATCAGCCAACTGGTCATACCTCTCGGCCTCCCTCACCCATGAGGAGAGATCAGCTAACAGGTATGTATATGCTCCTGAGAACCACACTTTCTGACTGACGAAGTCAGTCACACGTGTGAG